CGTTTCATCACTACCGTAATATTTTATTATTTCCAATATCATCACTTCCTTATAACATCAAGCAACTTCCGAATAATTCAATTCAGCAATACCCGAAACAATATTTTTCACTTGGTTTATCAATTCTTGAATACGAACAGAAACGTCGAATGAATATGATTTTTCGCCACATTGTGTACATACTTGAGTAGGCACGTTGTGTATAACAATAATGCAATTCCCCAAATCTGCAATATAATTTGTAAGCTTATTTTCTGTACTTGATTTACATAATAGACATTTCATTTTATAAACCCTTCTTTCTTGTTTTAAAGTCTTTTTCCCATTCTATATTATTCGGGAAATATTCTGTTATTATCCAAACAACATCTTCTCCTATGGCACAAACTATGTGTATATATTTTTCGCTTGATGTTTTACCGATTACGAGGAAGCTTTTGTATGGATAATCATTTGGATATTCTTCGATTATTTCGCATCGCTTTAATGCCGGAAGTATATCGGTAAGAATATCTATCGAACGTTCGTTAGCTCGTTTTAATGCGTGGTCTGTCATTTGTATCTTGTGTGCTTTACTTAGGTTGTGAATTTGTTCTAATTCATTCAATATCATCACTTCCTTGTTTTATATTTCTAAAAAATACAATTTGTTAATCTGTATAAATATTAAAAACCGACTTTACATTCAACTACTTTTCCTACTATCTCAACATCGTCTTGTTTTAAGTCATAAATTTGTGTTTGATGTTCGGGGTTATAAGATTGAGGCATAAGCATGACAATATTTTTTTCTTGCTTAAAGCGCTTTATCGTAAAAGTATCGTGATTAACACGAACAGCGGCAATTTCACCGTTTTCAACTGTTGGTTGTACACGAACAGTTACAAGACTTCCGTCGGGAATGTTTGCGGCGGTCATACTATCGCCCTTTACTTTTAAAGCAAAATATTTACCACCATGATTTAATTCTGTATAAGTATATCCCTCATAATTTTCTTCCGAAAATATCGGTAATCCTGCCGCAATATCTCCTAAGATAGGTATTCTGTGCATTACAGGATTGTATGGTACTGCTCCCTCTGGTAGAGAAACAGGATATTCACCTGTAATTAAAGTAACTGGATTAATATTTAAAACCTTTGCTAATGCAGAGATTTTATCTCTTTTCATATTAGATATAAAACCATTCTCCCACTTTTGAACTGTACTTTTGCTAACCCCAACGGCATTTCCTATTTCCTCAAGGGTTAAATTAAGTTCTAAACGTCTATTTCTTATAATTGTTCCTATATCCAATGTAAACACCCCTTTTCTATAAATACATATTAACATAACAGTTTCAAAAAAGCAACTATTTTTTCAAAAAAGTTTTAAAAAGTTTCCTAAAGGGGTTGACAGAGTAAGAATTATATGCTATCATAGAAGTATCCTAAAGGAAACAAAGAAAGAGGTGATAAAATGAACATAGACGACTTAAATGCAGAAATTGCAAGAAAGGGTTTAACAAAACCGCAACTTGCAGAGAGATTGGGTGTATCAAAAAAATGCCTATATAGCAGGTTAAAAGGGGAAACAAGCTTTAAGCAAGAAGAAATTCAAAAGATTGCGTCTATTCTTGGATTAGATGAAGAAAAAATAATGAATATTTTTTTTGCTGAATTAGTTTCCTAAAAGCAACTATGCATAGGTAATATAAGAAAGTAGGTGAGAATTATGAAATTTAAGAAAGATGAGTATATAAAGCTTTATTTTGAACAAAAAAGGTCATTTTTAGTTACAGAGATTATGAGTATATATACTGCAACGGAAGACCTTGAAATCAAAATAAAATGTTTGGAATTATTGAATAAAATAGAAGGATAATCTTCTTTAGACTATCCTCCTAAAATTCAATTATTGCAGTATAAAATTCCGTCTTTTAATGAAATATGTTCAAATTCAGTAAAACCAAATGATGATGAAATATTTGTAATTGTGTGCTTTTCATCAAGAGGAGATTTTACAGAAACAAAAACTTTGAATGATGGACAAAGCAGGACATATTTACCATAAAACTTATTATTTCTTTTATCTGAACTAAGAACTCCTTCAAACCCTTCTTTTTCAGAGCCTATTATTGAATAAGAAATATTTTGTTGCTTTGCCATATCTATAAATGACAGGAATTCGTTAAGTGTTTTTACAATTATCATTATAATCACCTCCTTCTGAGATGATTATAGCACAAACGGTTAAAAAATACAATCGGCGTAGGTAATATAAGAAAGTAGGTGAAAATTATGAAATTTAAGAAAGATGAGTATATAAAGCTCGATAACGGTATTCTTCTTCATGTGATATATGCAGATGAAGAAAAAGCATTGTGTTTATACGTATCACAAAATCGTCATACAGGTGATTATTACTATGTAGGAAGTAGTAAGATTATTTCAAATAAGAATGCCGATTATAATTGTGACGGTGGTTATAAAAGAATAGCTCCCGTAAGTGTAAGCAAACAAACACAGTGGGAGCCACTTGTAAAAGGGTATCAATATAGCTGTTAGCTATTAAGTGTTGATTTTGATACATACAATTCAATTTTATATGGGCAAGAAAAATTATTGTATAGTATATCCTTTACAACGTATATATCTCCGTTTTCGGACAGTGAAAACTTTTCTCCGATATGCGGGATATAATTAAATTCGATTGACTTATTAATTTTTAAGTCTAAGAAATGTACAAATATTGTTGTCATTATAGTCACCTCCTTCCGAGATGATTATAGCACAAATGGTTAAAAAATACAATCGACGTAGGTAATATAAGAAAGGAAAATTAAAGTTATGGAAGAATTAAAGGTATTTGAAAATGCAGAGTTTGGCTCTGTAAGAACAACAACAGTAAACGGAGAGATTATGTTTGTCGGTAAGGATGTAGCTGAAATCCTCGAGTACCAAAACGGTAGTCGAGATATTAACCGCCATGTAGATGAAGAAGATAGACATAAGGTCATGCTTTTTGACGGTAATTAGAATAAAGAAACAATCATTATAAACGAATCGGGTTTGTACAGTCTTATCCTATCAAGCAAAATGCCGAATGCGAAGAAGTTTAAGCATTGGGTTACGGCTGATGTATTACCGGCGATACGCAAAACAGGAATGTATGCGACCGAAGAACTATTGGAAAATCCCGATTTGGCTATACAGGCATTTACGGCATTAAAATTGGAGCGAGAGAAAAATAAGAAACTAAACACTACTGTTAAAGTTCAAGAACAGCAGATTATGGAACTTCAACCAAAGGCGTCATATTATGATTTAGTTTTAAATTGTCCCGATTTATTATCAGTCACTGTCATAGCAAAGGATTACGGTAAGTCGGCAAAATGGTTAAACAATTTCTTAAAAGAACACAAGATACAATTTAAACAAGGTAAAATATGGCTACTGTACAAAGAATATGCGGAGCAAGGCTATACAAGCACAAAGACGCATACTGTAAACGGAAATGACGGCAAACAACATTCTAAAGTAAATACATATTGGACACAAAAAGGCAGATTGTTTATTTATGCATTGTTAAAGAGCGAGGGTATACTTCCGATAATGGAACAAAAATCAGCATAAAAAAACAAGCACACAGCAAAGACTATGTGCTTGAAGAAAAATAAATATAGAGTTTCACCGAATTTACGGAGTGCAAACTATACGTTACCGTATAGCAGGGCGATATTGTCACCTCGTTAATTGAATTATATTCAGACTTGAGTTGCTTAACGGCAGAATCAAGTACTGAATCATTGAATGGTTTAATTACATCTTGTATCTTTGAAAGTGATGGATATTGTGTTGAATCAAGTGGTTTAGACATTGTTGCTATTCCTGAAAGTCTGATTTCATCGTTTTTAATCGTAGACATCCAATTTGTTACTCCGAAAAATCGTGGTTATGTCATTTCTGCATAACTCTCATAGTCGCCTATGAGTTCAGACTGTGCCTTCAACCTGTGGGAAAGGTTGCTCCGTGTCCAGTCGTTACACCTCCCCGTAGTGGGTTTGGCTCGGCGTTGTCTATATTTATTACATTTTAGCACAATATGGTTATTTACGCAAGAACAAAAATCGACGTAGGTAATATAAGAAAGTAGGTGGGAATTATGAAAGATGAAAAAGAAAATGAATTAAAAGATGAACTAAAACTGCTGGCAATGCCATTAATCAAATTTCTAAAAGAAAATTATAATCCATATTGCAAAGTAGAAGTATCGGAAAAAGGTGTAAAAATAGTTGGAGATGTTTGCTTAATACCAATTAAATAAGGTACAAAGTAATAGGACAAAAAATGAAATACATAGATTAAAGCAGGAGGTGGAAATCATGGAGGCGGAAAAGACCAAAAAGGCAAGAAAGCCGAGAAAGCAACCTAAAGTACACGTTGAAGTGGTAGGCAGTTGGAAAGACAGACCCGCTTATGAACAGTTTCAGCATTGGAAACCTCATATAGAAAATATGTATCATATGCTTGGGTATGGTGACGTAACGGTTGAGCCGTCGCAGGAGATGATTGACGAGTACAATGCTATTCAAGCAAACAAGGAAAAAGGAGCTTAATGCTCCGAAGATAGGACAAGCTCACAGGATAAAGAGAGGTAAAACAAATGAACACAATAGGAATTGCGCTGATTAGTTTCGGTGTGGGACTAATCATAAGTTGGAAATTGGCAGAAAGGGACATAAAAAATGCTAAAAAGAAAACCAAAAACAGAGAATGAGAAAACGGAAGAATATTTCCACAGAGAAGTATTTCCGATGATTAACGCATTCGCCAAAGAATGCAAGGGACACGCAAAGCAGAAAATAACGGTGAAAGGAATATTTTCAAATGAACAAATATGTAGTAATGACGGGCAGAGATGATGTAGTGGTTTTGAATGCCGATGACAACAAGTCGGTTAAGGCATACATAGCAAAAGGATACGGGATAACAAATCGTATCAAGTCAAAGCACCCGCTTGAAATGAGTGTCGCAAAGATTATCAGAGGAGAGCAATAATGACGGCAAAACAAATAGCGGAACTGCACGATTTGTGTTTGCAGATTAATTTATTCGCAGAAAAACACAAGCGAGCGCCTATTGCTATGTATCATCTGATAGGCGACGAAAATCCATTTACAGCAATGATATGTATAGAAATATGTCAAACTGAACCGTTTGATATAATCAAAACATTTACACTTTCAACGGACACCATTTCGACCGAAGATGTAAAAGGAAGATATTACAGATTAGTTAGGAAGTATTTGAAAGATTTAGTTGAAAAGAATGTGGAGGTGAAAGAGAATGAATGATGAAGTAGAGAACTACGATAATGAAGAATTTATCGCGATATTAACTGCACTTGGCAGTAACACAAAAATATTGATTAATGGTAGTACTGATTTTGAAATACGCCATTCTTGGAACAACGGGGAGCCGTACATCAATGTCGTAAATAAAAGAGACCGTTAGAGCTGGCACTCGTAAACGGTCAAAACTTAAATACAGATTTAATTATCTGTGTTTGTATTTTAACACATAGAAAGGAAAATGTCAAATGTTCGGATACATTGATGTTGATAAAGAGATAACAGGCAACTACGGCGAGGACAGTTGTGGCGAAGAAGTTGTAGCCTGCACCTGCGACAACTGCGGCGAGCCTATATATGTAGGTGAAAAATATTACGATATTGAAGATACGGTTATCTGCGAAGATTGTATAGAGGAATTCGCGAGGACAGGAGAGGTAGATATATGAGTGAAGATATTAAGATATTAGAAAATGCAGAGGGTGAGTTTGGAATTATTACAGTGAACCAACTACCGGTTATATCGGAGCAGTTGGACAAACTGCAAGAGATTATTCAGGAACGTACACAAAGTGCCTTGCAATATGAGTGTACGGAGGATAATTACAAGCAAATAAAATCAATGAGAAGTGCATTCACAAAAGAACGCACGGAACTTGAAAAACGTTATAAAGAGGCTATGGAAACAGCAATAGCACCGATACAAGCGGTACAGAACAAGTTCAAAAGTTGTATGAGTGTTTACAAAGATACAGACGCACAGTTGAAAACAAAAATAAACAGTGTGGAAAACGGTATAAAGGACATCAAGAAACAAGAGGTTGTTGAATATTTTAACGAGTATGTAGCCTCAAAAAATATTGATTTTCTTACATTTGACAAGCTCGGTATTAACATAACAATGTCGGCAAGTATGAAATCATTAAAAAACGCTGTAAAAGATGCCATTGACAGAGTATCTTGTGATTTAAAAATGATTGAAACGCAAGAGGACAAAGAAGCTATACTTGTCGAGTACAAGAAAAGCCTCAACGTATCGGAAGCAGTTCAAGTCGTCAAGGCTCGTATGCAGGCTATACAAGAGGAAAAAGAAAGAGAGATTGAAAGAAAAAGAGCAGATATACAAAAAGAAGTTGCCTCACAAAAGGTTGATGAGCAAATAGAAAAGCCGCTCACACCACCGGAAGTAATCAAGCCGGTAGAAACAGAGATTAAGCCACAAGAAGAA